CCTCCACCCACGTCAGCGAGTTCCGCTGCTTCCTCGCCAAGAGCGGCAGCATCCTCGAAGGCGTCCAGCAGGACCTCCGCATCGAGGCCGACCGCAACATCCTGTCCAAGCAGGACGTGCTTTCGGTTGACTACCACGGCGCCTACCACGTGATGGGCACCAAGTGGGGTTCCGCCTCGGACAACCCGACCAACGCAGCCCTTGCCACCTCCGGCAACTGGACCGCAACCTACGACGTTGACCTGATCCCCCTGGTCGAAGTCATCGTCAACACCCCCCTCGACACCACCGCTATTCCTTAAGCCTCGGTGTTATGAAAGCGGCCCCACTTCGGTGGGGCTTTTTTATTGGCGCTACACTGCAAGAAAGTACGTGTAGTAGCTGTGGCCGCCGTTATCGACGCTACTTTGAGCGGAGCTTCGGCCAACAGCTATGTAACGCTGGCCGACGCCAACTCATATTTCGAGACTGTCCCCAACTCCGCCACCTGGGACGACAAGACCGACGACCAAAAGAACCGCTCCCTGATCTCCGCGACTCGCTGGATTGATAGCCTGAACTTTTACGGCGACCGCTGCGACAACGACCAAGCCCTGAAGTGGCCCCGCAACAATTACCACGTCGATCAAGTCGAGCTGGTCTGCAGCCTCATCCCAGCCGACATCAAATACGCCACCTACGAGCTGGCACGTGCTCTAGCCAACGACACCGACGCCGTCACCGGCAACACGGGCACCACCGGCCTCTATGACGAGGTCAAACTCGGCGATCTCCAAGTCAAATACAGCCAAACCTCCCAAGCTGTTGGCACCATCAACAACATCTTCGATGTTTATCCTTGGCTGCAGTCTTATCTTGGCGCTTACTGCCTTGGAGGCAGTGGTGGCTATCAGGTTCGTGTTGTGAGGGGTTGAGATGAGCCTCGTCGATTCCACATTTGCCGCAATTCCCGCCCAACTATTAGCGGACTGGGGACAAAATGTCACCTACCTAAAAGCAAATACCTCTCCCACGTATAACGCAACCACGGGCCAAGTCACCGGAGCCGACACCAGCCTTACCGTCCGCGCCCTAATCTTCCAAGCCAACCCGGAAGAATTCGAGGGTTTCTATCAAACAAACGACCTAAAAGTCATCATCGGCAACGCCGAGCTGGAGCAATACGTCCCAAGCATCCGCGACCGCATCCAGTACACCGAAAACAGCGTTACCAAAACAGGCCGCATCATCAGTTGCAAGACATCTCGCGGCGAAAACCCGATTGTCCACACAATCCTATTGAGGCCGCAGTAATGGCCCGCAATCAAGTCTGGGAACTCCTGAAAGACCTTGACACGTTGGCAGTCAGCCTCGGATATAACGGCCCCGCCAAAGCTGCCGAGTCTGTAATCAGCGATCTCCAAGCAATCGGTCCAATTTGGACAGGTAAGTTCTCAAACTCCTGGCAAATAACCACTCCCACCGGAGTAATCAGCGGCGGCACCGGAGCAGTCGGCCCCGCCAAACCTGTCGGCGCACCTCTACTAAAGGGTAAAGACTTCGCCCGCATTGTTTCCGCTGGCGCGCGACCTTTCCGCATCCACAACACAACCAACTACGCCGACCAAGCAACGGACCTAGCGCCATTCCGTCCAACCGGCCGTGTCCCCGACCCAATGGTCGGCAACTTCGTGATGGAGCAAGGCACCCGTCCCGAAGGCGGCCTCCGTGGTGAACTTATCGGCGAAGGTATCAACGTCAGCACAGCTAAATTGGATTGGTTCACCAACTATGCAGGCGGCGGACAACTCGACAAGACGGTGGCACGTGCCATGCGTAAAAACGTCCGAGGTTTTAGACGATGAACTACCAAGCAATCCGCGCCTCCTTAGAAGCCAGCCTGCTCACGGCCTATAACGATCTGGACCCAGCTGTCCCGGTTTACTTCGACAACGTCATCAACGACAACCAAGACAGCGTCGATGAATACGTCCACATCAACATCCAGTTCGGATTAACAACCGAGCCCACATTGACCACGAGTCACGACATGGTGCGTGGAACAATCGTGATCCGCACTTACACAGAAAAGGGTAAAGGTCCCGCCCGCAATCAAACTTTGGTCGATACCGCCTTCACCACTCTTGGCGCGATCAACAACACCGCAAAACCCACGAGCGGCGTTTACACCCGTCTTGGCTCTATTGACGGCCCCAGCTTCAGTCCAAGTTTCGGCGGCACCACTCCTGATCAACAGTCTCGCCGTGCATTTACGCCATTCTTTATTTCACGGATAGAAGCTAGCTTCAAGTCGCAGGTTATTTCTTAACACCTACCCACTGGAGCTAACCTGTACTAAGCCGGGCAGTGCCCGCGTTCTGTCTATCCATAGGTACTACCCATGGCCACCGTCCTTTCGGGCACCTCCGGCGCCCTGTACTACTCCCCTGCTGGCACCAAAGCCACCTTCGCCGAAACCGCCGTCACCGTCGCTGACGACGAAATCACTGTTGCTTCCTACCTGAACTTCCAGGTGGGCGACCCCGTTAAGTTCAGCGTGGTTGATGTCAACACTGGCGCAACCGGCACCGGCACCCTGCCCGCCGGCATCACCGCAGGCACCACCTACTACGTGATTGCCTACACCGCCAGCACTGGTGTGCTGCAGGTGTCTGCAACTTCGGGTGGTTCGACGATCACCATCACCGACGATGGCACTGCGGTTTCGCCTAACGCCTTCCAGGTCGAGTATGCAGCTCCGGCTGTTGTCGGATCGGTACGCGAATGGTCCTTTGAGATCACCCGCAGCGAGATCGACGTGACCACCATTGGTCAGACCATCGGTCAATACGCTCCTTTCCGCAGCTACATCACCGGCTTCGCCGACGGCTCTGGTTCCGCCACGGTCTACACGACCGACGACGACACCACGCTGTCCAGCCGGATGATCGAGGACGTGATCCAGCGCTCCCAGGCTGGTGCAACGATGAAGCTCTACATCGATCGCATCAGCAGCGGCGGCAGCGTGGACGACACCCTGAGCCGCTCGATCACCGTCCCCGTGATTCTGACCTCGGCCAGCCTGACGGTGAACCCCGACGACGGCCAGAGCGTGGAAATCGCTTTCCGTCCCAGCGAGGCACCCACCTTCGACCTCAGCAAGTCCTGATAGTCGATCCAAATCAGATCACAGCCCCGGCCTCACCGCCGGGGTTTTTTATTGTCTCTAGTCCGCTACATTAGAACAGTCATACCAGTCAAAGTTATGCCTGCTGCAGCCTCGCTCAGCGCCTTGGACCGTCTTCGCAAGGCCGCGAATCTGGAGCCCGCCAAAAAAGAAGTTGAACTCAGCGACGGTTCAATCTTTGAGATGTGGGTAACCCCAATGACCATGGCCGAGCGCGAACGCGCCCAAAAACAGGCCAAATCCGACGACGCTGGAGCCTTCGCTCTTCAACTGCTGATCAGCAAAGCCTGCGACGAGAACGGCACCAAGTTGTTCAAGCCCGGCGAGATCGACATTCTCAAGAACGAAGTCAAGGACAAGGATCTCCAGTCCCTGATGCTGGCCATCCTGACCGACGATTCGGAGGAACTGGACACCAAAAGCGCTTGAAGCCCAGCTCCGCAAGGACAACTTTTTAATGCTCCAGTTCTACGTCGCCAAGGAACTGGGGATGACCTTGCAAGAGATCCGCACCCGCATGACGGACACGGAGATCTTGGGCTGGAACGCCTACTTCAACATCCAAGCGGACGAGGAACGTAAGGCAATCGAAAAAGCGAAACGCGGCCGCCACTAACCCGGCGGCTTTTTACTCCTAAACTGAAGTACGACAAGATTAGGCAGCCTCGTGGCTTACAGAGCTGAAATCGAGATCGGCGTAGTAGGCGTCGGAAAGATTGGTACGCTGACCAAACAACTAAGACAGCTAGACACCGCTATAGACATAATAAATAAAAAGAGTATTGGCCAAGGTTTCAGTGTTCAAAATATGAACACTTATAACCAACTGTTAGAAAAAGCCACTCAGCAAGTCAATAAAGCTGCAGCAGGAAGTCGGGAAGAGTTAGAAGCGGTAAAAGCTCTTGTACGCGCAAAAAATGACCAGATTGGTGCTCAACAACGTCTAAATAACTTAATCGAGGAACAAACTCGAATACAGCGCAAAGCCGTACCTACGCGAGACGCAGGTTTCGGTGTCCAAGGTCCGGCCCTGCCGCCAAGTATGAGACCAGGGGCGATAGAAGCTGCAGCACGTAGCCGTAACCAACGCCTTGAAAGTTTGATGCTTGGCGCGGGCTTCCCCCTCTTGTTTGGAGGCGGAGCCGGCGAGGTTGCGGGCGGCCTGCTCGGATCCTTCGGACCTGGAATGGGCTTCGGCGGTCAAATTCTGGGTTCGGCCATCGGTGGAATCCTCGACGACTTCATCAGCAGCGCCGGCGAACTTGGAGCAGCCCTAAACCCAGCAACGGCAGATCTAGACCGTCTTGTTGACGCATTAGGTGGAGCCTCCACTGTCACGGGCCAGTACATCAAAAAACTCGAAGCCTTGGAGCGATCCGAGGAAGCCCTCGCTGTAGCCACCGCTGAACTCGAAAACCTTGTCGGCAAACAAGGTGTCGCAGCTCTCAGAACGTTCGGGGACGATTCCACAAAGCTGGCCGGCCTATTCAGCCAAGCCATGAGTCAAATGCAGGCTGGCGTGGCGGCACTCGTCAACAGCACCGGAATTCTGCGAAACCTTATTGAGGGCGTGGAGTACAACGTTCTCCTAAAACAAGCCTTAACATCGCAAGACCCGAGACAGCAGGGCTTATTACAGGAACGCGAAGTCGCTGGGCGAGGAACGCTTTTTGGTGGAGATCCAGGCAGATTTATCCAAATAAACAATGAGTTAGTTGAACAACAGAGGCAAATAAACGAGGAAAAACGCAAACAATACGAAACCTCTCTAAATATTCTTACAGCAGAAGAAAAACAGGTCGAAATAACAAAACAAATAACAAAATTAGCAAAAGAACTTAAGTCTTCTTACGACGAAATTCTCAAGAGCGCCGAAGACAGAATCCAAAAAGAGCAAGCCGCAGTCGATCGCGGATTAGCCCTATCCAAAGCACGCTACGAGGCCGAACTCGCCTTAAACCAACTGGAGCAAACCCGCCTGGAGCGTGCATACAAGTACGCACAAAGCCAGCGAGAGCGCTTGGACATTGCAATCGCAATGTTCAACACCGAGGTCGAAACAGCCAAGCTTGAGTACCAACAACAACTCGAAAGTATTGCGGCCGAAGAACGCAAACTTGAGATCCAGCTGGAGCAATACCGCCTTGCACAAGAAACAATTCTACTCAGGGCAGATGAGGCCCGACTAGCCGCTGAACTGGAGCCCGACGCTGAGCTGCGTGCAGCCAGCTTCAAGCGAATCGACGAGACAACCGCTCGTTATTTAGACAAAACACGCGAAATTATTGTCGAGGTCGAAAAACAACTTGCTGTCCAGCGAGAGATCGGCGAAGTACAAAGTCAAACAGCAAAGACACAATTAGAGAACAAGATCCTCGCTGCTCAGACCCGTTTGGAGCAGAAACTCGTCAGCGAAGAAATTGGTCTCTCCGAGAATCAGGCTTTACGTCTATCTAACGCGCTAGCCGCTGCTAAACAAGAGGCGATATTTACAGCCGAACGCGGCCAGCAAATTGTTGGTGTAATCGAAGTTGGCACACAGAAGACGTACCTCATGGCTAAAGCCATGTCAGACGTTGCAGCTCAGGCAGCGAATGCTGCAGCTCAGATACGTGGTGCAGTGAGTGCCCAAAACACTTTGAACGCCGCCAAATCCGGCGGAGGCAAATCCGGCGGCACCGTCACTCGCGCAGCCAAGGGCGCCTACATGTCGGGCGGCTTCCAAGCCTTCGCCGACGGCGGTATGGTCAACCGCCCCACACTGGGACTAATCGGCGAGGGCGGCGAATCCGAGTATGTCGTCCCAGCCTCGAAGGCCAAGGGCTTCTCAATGCGCTATTTGAGTGGTGCCCGTGGCAGCGCAGCCATTCCAACCGCCGGTGATGGCGGCTTCGGTGGCTCCGGCCCAGTCAACATCAACATCCGCACCGGCCCGGTGATGCGCCAGAACGGTCAAAACTACGTCTCAGTAGGCGACTTGGAACAAGCGCTCCAAACCTTCGCCGATACAATGTTGAAAAATAACCGGACCCCCGGCGGCCGTCGCTACGCAGGTATCGGGTAATGGCATTTAGCAGAGGACAAGCCCACTACCTACGTGTCTTCGACACCAGCACCACCTACGCCCGCTGGCAGAGCTACTACATCAACCAGACGATTGCCTGGGACAGCGCCACGTGGAGCTACAACCCGTTCAGCGTCAACGGTCTACTCAGCGTCAGTGGCAGCAGCGGCAACGATGTAACCGTCACCGTACCTGCCACAACACTGGCAGTGGACCTTTTCCGCACGGCATTGAATGAGAACCGCCTGTGTGAAGTTCAGGTCTACGACTTCGACTCCTCGTTGTCACAACAGGCGCCTCAATCGTCTCAGACGCGGATTGCAATTTTTGTAGGCGAAGTTATCGGAATATCTGGCTCGTTCACTGAGCTGAACGTATCCTTAGGACCGAGCCTCGCTCCTGTGGGCGCTCAAGTCCCACCCCGTAACTACACCACCTCTTTGGTTGGAGCGCCTCTGCGTTTATGAGCGAGAGTCTAGATCCGAACTGGTCTTGGTACATGCGGGCGATGCGTGCGTCCTCTGCATACCAAAAGATGCAGTCCTTATTCACGTACCAGAGCGGCCTAGTCCAGCCCGAGCTGGTGACGGGTGGTGCCGAAGGAACGACGCAGCTCGACTCTCGCCAGAAGTCAGTAACGATTGGCGACCCCGTCCCCATCGTCTTCGGCCGCCGGGTTGACGATATCGGCGGAGTATTCGTCAGCCCTCCGGCCACTGCAGCCAACTACTCAAACAACGCAAGCACCAACGAACTGACGGTAAAACTTCGACTGGTGCTTAGCGAGGGCCAGCTCGATCAACTTGAACTGCGAGACGTATTCCAACGTGCCTGCCGCGTGGGCACATGGAATCAGGTGTATGACCAGCAGGCTGGCTCGTGGACTCCCGGCAACTCAATCACCGTCGTTTCGGGCACAACTCCCTGGGACTGCCCGTACTACTGCGGGACCGACGGCAGTTACAGCGAACTGACGACCCTCAGCTATGAAAACACCCACGCCGACGGAGACGACACCTGGGACAAACAGGTTCATGCCTTCGTGCGCGGCGGGATGCATGTCACCCGAATCCTCGACGACGTAACCGGCCCCAGCAACAACGTCGTCGATCTCGCGCTTTATCTAATCCGCCAGAGCAGCCGCTTACCCGAAGACCTGCTGGATCTAACTGCAATGGAGGCGGCGGCCACCTTCTGCGACACCAACGGCCTCTTTTATAACGGCGAGTTCAAAGACTCCAGCAACCTTGAGACCTGGCTGGAGGAAGTCAGCACTTATTTCCTGCTGCGCGTTAGCGACGAGAACGGCAAGAAAGGTCTCCGCCCCCGCATCCCATCCAACGCGGATGGCACGATCAACACCGACGCGATTGCGTTCGAGTACACGTTCACCGAAGATCACGTCCTCCCGGACGGTTTCTCGATTGCGTACATCCCACTTGAGGACCGCAAACCGATAACGGCACAGATGCTCTGGCGTCAACAGCCAGACGATGACATCGGCTTCCCGCGTTCCTTAGACGTTCGGATGCAGGGCCTCGCCGCCGACGGCCCCTTCGAGCAATTCGACATGACGCAGTTCTGTGCGTCCGAAAACCACGCCGCAAAGGTTGGCGCGTACAAGGTTGCCTTCCGCCAGTACGTAACTCACGTTCTGAGCCTGACGCTGAAACCCGACACTTTCAACTCCACGCTTACGACTGGCGACATTGTCCGTGTCCGCCTCCGCCGAGAGACATCTGCAGGCGGAGTCGATTACCACGACTACCTGTACGAGATCGAGCGCATCGCCAAAAGTGTCAGCGGCGTGGTTGATCTGACACTGGTACATTTCCCGGTTGACGCCGACGGCAAGAGCCTTGTTGCTCTGGCTGTGAACAGCGCAGTAGGCAATGGCGTCACTGTCAGCACCGGCCGTTCCAATTTCACCTGTGACGTGAGCGGTCGCCGCACCGACACCACACCAGTCGGAAACACAGGTGTCCCTGGGACCGCAATCGGCGGAGGCGGTTACCAAGCCCCGGTTGGCACTGAAGCACTGCCCACCGGCACAATCGACAACCCTGAGTTCCCTGCCGTCGAGCCCACAGTCACTGGTGCAACAGGCGCCGGTGCCGAAGGAACAGGCGACGTACCTATTCCGGGTGACACGCTTAATGCCGTTCCGCCTTGCCCCGGCGGCAAGGTCAACTGGTACAAAAGACCCAAAGCCGGCGGCGAGCGCGTGTTCATTAAGTCCGACGAACTCGGTGGCGGTTGGGCCGCTGGTTCTTCCCTCAGCATTACGACCGCCGATATCGACTACATCTTGGAAGCGGAAGCCTATTGTCCAGATCCTGGTTCACCCGATGGTTACGGCAGCCCGGTCAGCTTTGCTCCAATCAAGCCGGTCGAAGTGGACCCAAGCCTATATACATACGCCCGCTGGACAGGCACACTCAGCTACAGCACAGTCTATGGCACAGGTTCCACCTCGTATACAACTTCGTGGCGCACTTACACGACATTTTTAACAATCGGCCCCATGGCTGGGTGCGCTTTATTCCCTGTTTTTATTGAAAAGAGCGGATCCTTTACCGGCCCGGCTATCGGACCATCTCCCTGGCGTGCGTCGGTTACCGCAATACAAACACGGGGGTGCGGTGGTGGGTATTTAAGCATAGGGGGACTGGGTATTGACGGAAACGGATCGGCCTGTAGCAGCGGAGCGCAGCCGATCATGCAGTTTGGCTGCGCTTCCGCGGGGTCTAGCTGGACGATCAGCGGGACGTGGGAATTCAGCAACGACGCCTCTACGGTTGAGGTGAGGTGGGAAGGAAATACAACAAACTCCAACCCTGTCGAGGACTAAACAATGTCAACTTTTCCGGCACTAAAACCGACTAGCCGCACTTACACCCCCGGCCAACGTCCGAACACGACGGTCATGTCTGTCGGCGGCGAAGAAACCAGCGTCCGCCACAGCAACGGCAGCACCAGCTATTTCCTCCGCCTGGGATTCCGTGGTGTAACTGCCGCCCAACACTTTTCGGTCCTAGGTCACTACAACCTGCACGAACGTTTTGTACCTTTCGACCTACCTACCGAAGTTTTAGAGGGCTCCGGCCTAAGTTTTCCAACCGGATACCAGTGGGTTTACGTCGGCAGCCCCGCCACTGAAGTGCTTCCCGGCGAAACTACGCTTACCGTAGAGCTGGAACTTCTGGCGCCGTACACGATCTAGTCATGCCGGCCTTCCCCACTATTGTTCCAAACGCGATTTCTTTTGATTTCGGCTCACTTAATACGAGTGAGCAACCCACGGTTGGGTCAAGCCCTATCCGCTTCCGCCGTTCGCTTAAAGCCACGGGCAACAGTCTGCAACTGAATTACGTCGGCTTATCCCAGGCCCAAGTCGAAGAATTACGCACCCACTTCAGCCAAAGCGACGGCACCCACCAAACCTTCACGCTGCCCGAGACACTTTGGGGCGGCTATCGCTCAGTCTCCGGTGACTCGGTGTATCGCTACGCGGAATCACCAACTGAACAGCACATGGGGCTGTACTACAACGTAACAGTATCGCTCCGAGTCCTCACCGGCTGGCTGGTGCAGACCGTTCTGCAAGGCCCTCCGGCACTGGAACCTTCTGCGTTTGAGTACAGCAGCTTTTTCCTGACTGGATATGCTCCATTTAGAATCGAGGCACCAGATGCCTCGGGTTCGCCAACACCGACGCTGATCTTCACCGCCAGAGGTGCCGCCGGATGACAACTCCTACAGAAGTATCAGCCCGGATGGCCCAGCGGTATGACACCGCGTCCAATTGGAATACCTATATACCCGTTCTTTTAGCAGGTGAAATAGGAATTGAATCTGACACCGGAAAATATAAAATAGGTAATGGCACTACCAGTTGGCTCGGACTTTCTTACGCCTCTTTGCCTGGAGGCGGCGGCGAAGTCACCGGCAACATCACGCTCAATGCGCAGGGTGATCTGCGTTTTGCCGATTCTGATAGCAGTAATTGGGTCGCCTTCCAAGCACCAGGCACTGTCGCCGCAAACGTCACCTGGACTCTGCCTGATGCAGACGCCACAACCGCCGGCTACGCACTAATCAGTGACGCCGCCGGCAATCTGAGCTGGGGCGCAGCAGGCGGCGGAGCTACTGGCGGCGGCTCGGACGATGTGTTCTACGAGAACTCCCAAACCGTCACCACGGACTACACTATTACCAGCAACAAGCACGCCATGACCGCTGGCCCCGTGAGTATTGACTCTGGCGTCACGGTTACGATACCGGCAGGCAGCAACTGGGTGATTGTCTGATGGCTTTAAGACTCACCGGGCAGACATCTGGATATGTTGAGCTTGAAGCCCCGGCAGTAGCTGGCAGCAATACGCTGACCCTGCCTGATGGCAACGGCGCCGCAAACCAAGTCTTAAAAAACAGCGCAACAGCTGGCACCCTTGAATATGGGCTGACCTTGCCAACGGGCAATGGCACGGCGCATCAGGTGTTGAAGAACAGCGCAACGCCTGGAACCCTTGAGTATGGCGTGACCCTGCCAAGTGGAAATGGGACTGCTCATCAGGTACTAAAAAACAGCGCAACAGCTGGAACACTTGAGTACGGGTTAGCGCTACCAACCGGCAACGGCACTAGCGGTCAATACCTGCAGACCGATGGAGCGGGTGGTTCGAGTTGGGCGGGTGCTGGCAAGATCTTGCAGGTTATCTCTGCTACGACAGGTGCCGTAAACATTTCTTCCACTTCTTATGTTGATACTGGATCGGAAGTTACAATTACACCATCAAGTTCATCTAATAAGGTATTAGTCCTTGCAACTTTTACTCTTGGAATGTATGACACCGCTGATGGACTCGCCACTCAGAATTACGGCTCAGGCGCATTATTTAGAGATTCAACAGAGTTGCACGCAGTTGCTCCTTTTCTGTATCTATTAAGTACTACCCAGCCACAACTGTATTGGCCATCAGCAATCAATTATTTAGATTCACCTGCTACGACATCTGCTACAACATATAAAATAAGAGTCAGAAACTATACGGATGATAATTATGTTGATTGTCGCCGTATGTCAATAATTGCTATGGAGGTGGCACCAAATTGAACCCAACTAAAGCTGACGCACTACTTTCTCTCCGCCCTGGTGCTCAATGGGCGTTGCGCGATAACGGACTGGAATGGCTCGATCAAGAGCAAACCGAACCGACCGAAGCCGAAATTGAAACTGAGCTGGCACGTCTTATTGCAGAGGTGCCTATGAAAAACCTCCGTCTCCGTCGCAACCAATTCCTTACCGAAACCGACTACCTTGCTCTTGCTGATTCAACCCTGACGGACGAGATGCGGGATTATCGCCAAGCACTCCGCGATCTACCGGCTAACACCGTGGACCCAGCTAACCCCGTTTGGCCCACAAAACCGTAGTGGCTAGCGCAGTTGATCCGTGCATACAATGGATTATCTGCCAGTGCCGTTTTTGAGTCATGGCTTTTGGAACCGTCAAAATTGACTCCATAACCTCCAGCACTCAAACGGTGTCGGTGGATGACCTGCTGGCGAGCGGTGATATTGGCAGCACTGTTCAGGCTTATGACGCGGATACCGCCAAGACTGATACCGCTCAGACCTTCACGGCAGAACAAACCTTCAACGCTGGGCTAAGCGTTGACGGTCCATATGAGCAAGCGGCAGAGGCAATGGCTGCCCTGGACGTTGATTGCAGCACCGGCAACTACTTTACAAAAGCAATTTCCACGTCATCGACGATTACCTTCAGCAACATTCCGGCAAGCGGAACTGTGTTTGGCTTCACGCTTGAGCTGACCTTGACTGGCACTGGCACAGCGATCACTTGGCCTGCTGCTGTTAAGTGGAACGCTGACACGGCTCCGACCTTAACGGACGCCAAGACGCACCTGTTTATGTTCACCACATCAGACGGTGGGACCACAATCCGTGGTGCTGCTCTGGTTGATTACACCGCCTGATTGTTATGGATCCGATTACGAGACTTTCAGCGTTGGGCGCAGCTGGTGGTGGAATTGATTTAAACCCTCTTGGCATTGATCCAGGCGACAGCTTGGAAGGTGGATATTTTGTTGGATACATCAGTCACACTGCCAACAGTGTGCCTACTCATGCCTTGATTATTGCGCCAAAATCGTCTGAGGTTAACCGTCCATTGTATGGCAGCACATATGTCGACTATGGAGCCCGAAGTTTTTATGACGGCGCCTCTAACACGGCTCTATTGATAGGCGGCTCAGATGTTTCCCAGGCTGGTTCTTATTGCGACGGATATTCAAATGGGGGTTTTACTGATTGGTATTTAGGCGCACCATACGAAATGGAAATTGCATACTACACCCTAAAGCCGACAACAACAACCAATAACACTTATTTCGGAGCTAATCCCTATGCGGTTCCACCGCGAGGAGGTAGTTACACCGCAAGTGATCCATCGCAAACTGCCGTTGCTTTATTTCAATCGGGCGGCTCCGAAGCGTTCAGTACGCTTAATTATTGGACATCAAGAGACTATAGCACGACTAGCGCCAATCGTTATATATTTGACGATGGCTCGCTGTATACAGCTGTGAAAGGAAATAATTGGCTTGTGCGCCCCATGCGCAAAAAAACCCTTTAAGATTCTAAAAAAAGAGCCATGTACGTTCTCGCCCCCAACCAGACCGTCGAGATTTTTCCTTACTCAATCGGCGATCTGCGACGCGACAACCCTAATACGAGTTTTCCTCGTAATCCACCTGAGGAGATGCTTGCAACTTGGAACGTATTTCCAATTAAAGACCGCTCAGCCCCAGAATTTGATCCAGCAACAGAAAGCTGCATTCAAGTCAACCCGACGCTAGAAAACGCCGAATGGGTCATGACTTGGGAGGTCATACCTGCTTCTGCGGAAGAAATTGCAGAACGCTTGAAAAGCAAGTCTCAAGATGTACGCCAAAAACGTAATCAACTTTTGGCCGATACCGATTGGACCCAAATGCCTGACTCGCCGCTGGATCTAGACGGCAAAGCAGCTTGGGCGCTGTACCGCGAAACTTTGCGGATGGTTCCTGAGCAGGCTGATTTTCCTTGGAATGTTCAGTGGCCGCCTGTCCCTGGTGCTAGCTAATGGCAGTCAAATCGAAAACGGCGCTGGGGCGGGTTGAGCATCGCCCTGGAAAGCCTAAGAAAACCCGTCAAGGTGCGGGTAAGGGGTCAAAAAGCAGCCACGGTAGAAAGAAGTATCGCGGGCAAGGTCGGTAGTGGATCAACAAACCCGCGAGAACTGGCGCAAGATCAAACAAGCGCTAGAAGACGCGGGCAAGACTGATTGCTACTTCTACAAACGCGCCTGCAAAATAACTTCTGGTGGGCGGGATCCTTTTGATGATCGAAACGCCGGTTGTCCCGATATTCCAAGCGCCTAGGCCGCCTCATCTTCCTGCACCTGTCCTAGAGCTGCCCAGTGCACAGATTCCGTCCTATACGCCGCTTGTCATCCCAGCGGCAACTAATCCCGACACTTTGCCAATGCAGGTGGAGACTCCCGCAAAGCTCTCCGAGCCTGAACCCGAGACTCAACCAAATCTGCGACAGCTAGTAAGGGAAGCACTACACCAATCACAGGTAGCATCATCAAGGCGGCAGGCTTCAAAGCCAGCATTAGAACTTCCCGAAGCATTGCCAGCAGCGGAGGTCACTGAAATCACGATACCGAGCACGAATATCAAAATCCCTGTTCCAAAAGCGGAAATTTTGAGTGCAGCGGCAACAACTAGCGTGATCAGCGTTGGTGCAACTCTGGCGGCTACTTCAATGTTCAAGCGCCTAGTTCAGATCTTCAAGCCGACGTTTAAGGCTGTAGCGAAGAAACTGCAGAAGCTTCGCGGGAAGCCGGTAAAGACGTGGGCGAGACAGCGGCTATCGGAACGACATCAGCGCAAAGTGGGGCATAGGGTGAATCGTCGCGGAGCTTGAATCCCATCTTGTGCAGTTCGGCGCATTTCAAGGCACGGACTAGAGCCATATCGAGCCGTTCTTTTTCCAGCTTGCGTTTGGCGAGGTCTTTGCACAGCCGGACCATTTCAAAGTCGAGCGGGACGCTAAAGCTGACTTGTGCGCCAAAATTCTGGTTTCGGACGTATGGCTCAGGATGTACGTCGTTGCCTAAATAGAAAGGCGTGAACACCAGCGTCGATGAGTTGCACTGATGCCCAGGCCCGTAACTTTGCTGGCTGTAGCTGCCCTGATTGATCTGAACCGCTTGGTTGCTGACGCTGCCCGTTGACGTAGCGACCGGATTAGCTATCGCCGTTGTCCCACCGTCCTGAGCGGCAGCAGGTAGCGCGCAAGCTATTGCGAGAACACCGACAGCGAGTTTGTAGTGGATTTGGTTGTGATCGTGCGCGTAATGTCCTGCTGTTCGACGATGCCTGCCGCTCTGGTGACCGTCTCTAGCTGGAACTGTTCGCCCGCATTGGTCACGCTGTAGGTTGTGCCGCTTGCTCCGATCGCGCCAGACGGTGTGACATTGACGCCGGAATAGTTGGCGTAGTCCCCGCCGTAGATTTTGACTTGGATCGTCTCGCTGATCGTCTGCGTTGTTGTGGTGGTGCTGGTCATGCTGCCCTGGGTGAAATTGGGCGTGACTGTTTGAGCTGCAGCGGCGCTTGGCAGTAACAGCAACACGAGTAATAAACCGCATCTCATGGCTGTGGCGGCGTCTTTCTTTTAATCGTAGGGCGGCTGGCAGACGTAGTCGAACTTGACTGGCTCCCTTTGTTTGCGGCATTCACTCCAAATACTGCAGAAGATCCGCCAAACACAGTTACGAAAAACATCTCACTTTTACTTGATACCCAACCCATGCTCATAAAGGTCAGCATGGTTGCAGACCAGACCATAATTCCAAGCGAAGCGATGCGATTAAATCGCTCGACACAGAATGGTGGCTTGCGGTTACTTGCCATAATGAGAGGGTAGCTACGCGGCGCCAGTGGATCCATTTTTGACACCACTGGCGACGGCTGCGATCATTGCTGGCGTTGGCGCACTGTGGCGCATCGACAAGCGTGCCAGCGTTATGGATACTCGGGTGGCCTTGATTCTGGAGCAGATCACCGCGCTGCGGAGCGATCACAAAGAACGGCTCGACGACCACGAGCGCCGCATCCGCATCATCGAACAGAAGCTGTGACCACCATCGTCCACTCCACTCGCTTTGAAGGCGGCTTCGCACTGGAGCAACTGGAGAACGAGCGTAACGAGATTTACTACCGGGCCTGCAAGGACAGCATCTGCCGGTATGCCGAAGACGAATACATCGCCCGCATGTACCTAGAGGGCATGGGCTGGGACCCTATGCAGCCTCCGCTGCAGCTGGATCAATCCACTCCTCAATCTCAACCTCCAGTCGTTGATCCCAAAAATCCTGCTCCCGAAACCACTCCCGCCACTCCCGACTCGCCTTCCGAACATTGCACGACAGACAGGCTGGAATCAGATTCCTCGGATGGGTATGCCCGCCTTTACTTTTAGCCAGCACATGATCGAGTGTTGCTGATCGCCCCAGATCCGAATTGCAGTAAGCGCACCGATTTCTCCACTTCCAAATTATTTCTTGCCTAAACCTTAACTTGGCCTCCTTTTTATTTAAGTATTCGCCACCCTCAATGCGATGGTCCATACCCAGGCGTCGCTAGTCAGAAGGTAGCCGCAGAAACACTTAAGTGCTGGTGCTTCTTATCTAGTACAGCTAAACTTTTGCAAGATTCCACTATTCAATGGATCCCACCGCTCTCGCTGCTATCGCAATCCTGGCTGCCGCCGGAAGCGAAATCCTCACCCTGCTGCCCATCCGCAGCAATAGCTGGGTGCAGTTGATCGTGACTGTGCTGAACGTCATCGCCAGAAAAAAGCGCTGACCGATACCACCTGGCTAATGCGATTCGGCGATAAGGACTGGCGCCACAAGCTGCACAAAGCAGCGCAGGACTTCAAGTTCAACGCCACCCTCAAACCCCGTCTGGATCGCGCCGAAGCCGAGTGGCACGCTGCCCAACCAGCAGCACCCCAACCTGTCGTGGTGCATGAATCCATCGACGAGGAACTACAGACCGGAGCAAGCCGCCTACTTGGCGGCGCCATGAGCATCCACTCCCCTTGGACCGATGGCCCAGAACAAGATTCGCCTCGTTGACCTGTTCCGTTATTACAAAGCCCTGCCTCACCAGACAGCGGCCATCACCGAGCTGGAGCAGGCCATCGAAAAGGCTAATCCGCACATTTTGGGCCGCGACCAAGGCTGGTTCAAAACCTGGAGTGTCGCCGGCAAACAAACCAATTTTCCCAACAGCTGGGAAGGTGTAGTCGAGGCCGCCCGAGTTGCTGGAGCAAAATTCCCCGAACTCGTCGCCGCCCAATGGGCTTGCGAGAGCGGCTACGGCAAACTTGTATCTGGCCGAAATAATTTTTTCGGGCTCAAGGGTGACGGCACCGCCACCAAGACCCAAGAGTTCATCAACAACCAATGGATAACAATTACTGACAGCTTCATTGACTTTCCCGATCT